TACAGTCGTATAAGTATGCAATGCAAGACGCTGAAGCTATAGCAAAAGCTGCAAGAGGTGAAGAAGGATATAAGGACATGACTCCAATTGAAGCGTTGGGGTATGCTGGTCTAACTGCACTTGGAGTAGCTGGGACTATTCCAATCATCGGTCCTGTTGCTAAATATGCAGCAAAAGGAATTAGATCATTAATGCCGAACCGTGGAACACGGCAATCAGCAGGTCAAACACTGCCAGGAGTTCAAGCAACAGAATTTGATAGAATGCCTCTTGATACTCCAATGAATGACGATCTAAGAAGATCAATTCAAGACGACCCAAGGTTTAATATTTTTGTAGATGGGTTACCTGATTACAGAAGAACTCCTGAATACTTAGAAGCTAACATGAATGAGTATAGAAATATCTACAGAAATGATCCTGCAAGAATGGCACAATTTAATGAAAACTATTCTTTAAGAGATAGTAAAGTTTTAAGTCCAACTGAAGAGATGGCTCAAATAAACCAAAACCAAGCAAACTTTGATGCTAAGGTTACAGGTAATTCATCAAGAGCATTAACAGTTACACGAGAACCTTTGACATTTGGTAGAGGACTAAGACAAAATAAAAATGATACGGTCAAAGAATATCTTGGATCTGCAGCTTGGGACGAAGTAAATAGATCTGGTAATGCAATAGGCACGCCACAAGAGTGGATGGGTTTTTTAAAAGGGTTAAGACAAAAAGGAATCAAAGCAGAGGAGTTATCGGACTCAGGACTATTGATATTTGGTAAGGGTGGTGAACCTGTTGGAGGAGATATATTTAATTTAGCAAAAGAAAATCCAAAGATAAAAATAACTAAAGGAGAAATTTTAGCATCCTTAGAATCAAATCCAACGTTTAGAATGAAAACAAAGGATTATAAGTATCCAATTAATACTGATGAAGTATTGAGTGTGTATCCTAATTTTGCAAAACTAAGTAGAGAAGTAGAATCGATGATTCTAAGAAACACTACTGAAATGTCTAACGTTCAAGCGAGATCACAGTTAAATAAAATTACAGATGATTTAAATAATGATAGAATAGATTTTAACGATTTAGCAAGCACTCTTTCTGCAAAACCAAATAAATTGTCTTCACTTGAAGCAACCAAAGTAAGATTAGAAAACTCATTAAATAATTTTAAAGACAATGATAAAATACTGGTACGAGCTTTGATAGATGAATATGAAAAAGCAATTGGGATTGCATCAAGAGCAACTGAAGCAACTACAGTACCAAGACATAAAGGAACTTTTCCAGGTGGGGGATATGATTATAGAGAAAAGGTAACTTATTTAAATGAAGCCATACCAGGTAACTCATTAGGTATGAGAACTTATTCTTCTCACTTTAATGATCCAAACGCTGTTACGTTTGTAAGATATGATACTAGGGGTGTTGATAATTATGGTGATACTTATTTCATGGTTGAGTTGCAATCAGACCCTCATCAAAGTTTAACTAAAGCTGCATCTGATCATTATGGAAAATTTAATAAGGGGGAAATTAATTATAGTCCTGTAGATATGGTTAGAAAAAATCCCAATAGTAAATCAATAAGAACAAGAGTAATTAAAAGAGAAATAGATGATCTTTTAAATAGACAAAATGAAATACAAAAAGTTGCAATGGAAAGACCGCTTGCACCACCAGAGTTAGATGAATTAGATTCAATAATGAAAACTATAAAAACTAAGGAAAAAGATTTAAATAGAATGCCTGCAAAACAAGGAGAGGCGACTGGTAGTAGTTCATATCAGAGAGGAGAACTTTATGATCAAGATAATAAAACTTATGATTATTTTCCAATGGCTAATGAATCTACTTGGGTCAAAGCAAATATTAAAGGGCTAATTAGTGATGCAAGAAAAAATAATAAAAGATACATCGCACTAGCACCAGCTGACTTCTTTCAATTAACTGTTAATAATAAAGGTAAGATTGAACAGTTTTATGGTTTAGGTAATAAAAGATTGGGTGATGCATTTATAAATGTAGATTCAAAAAAAAATTTTAATAACGCTGATGGAAGTGGATTTGGTAAATATAGAAAATACAAAAAAGAGGATCCTAATGATTCTTATTCAGAGTCTCTGCCTACTGAAGAATTAGGAGGAATGGCCGTGGTTCCAAAGGCCATGAAAGATGTTGCAAAAGAACTTGGAGCAACGTTTACTACAAAGAAAGTATTTCATACAGATCAAAATAAACTATACAAACTATATGATAATGAAAAAAAAGTGCCTAGATATGCTTTCGAAAAACAATACCAAATGGAAGAATTTTTCGACAATTTAGACAGAAAAGGTGGATTAGAAATGATTAAAATGGAACCAGATGATCCTAGAAATTTTGTCGAAAGTATAGTAATAGATTTACAAGGGACTAATAAAAAGGCTAAAATGAAAGCCTACAAATTTGGAGGATTCGTGCAGGTTGATAGATCTAACTTTGCACCTTTGTTTTAATGATAGATAAACTAATAAATATGACAGCTAAAGCTCCACAAGATACTGCAGCGTATGCACAAGAACAAATAGACCAACCAACAAAGGTATCATTAGGTATGGATGGATTTCAAAAAGAAAAAACTTTAAATATGAAAAAAGGAGGCTTTATTGCAAAAGGATGTGGTAAGGTCATGAGCAACAGACGTAAAAAAACAAGGATGTATTAATGTCAGGAGAAAGTTTTGAAAACACTGATTTAGAAATTGAACAAGAAACAGGTTCATTACCAGAAGACGTAGGCACTGTACTTGATGAAGATGAGAATGTAATCGCAGGAGAAGCTTTACCTGAAGTTGCTGAAGAATCTTTTTATACTAACCTTGCAACAATTTTAGATGATCAAACACTTTCAAAGATTGGAAGTGATTTGGTATCTGATTACGAACAAGATAAAAGATCAAGACAGGAGTGGGTGGATTCTTATGTTAAGGGTTTAGATTTGTTAGGATTTAAATATGAATCTCCAAGCCGACCTTTTTTAGGTGCAGCTGGTGTAACACATCCATTACTAGCAGAATCCGCAACACAGTTTCAAGCACAAGCTATAAAAGAATTATTACCCTCAGACGGACCAGTCAGAACAGAAGTAATCGGTGCACAAACAGATCAAAAAGTAGATCAAGCTAGCAGAGTCAAAGATTACATGAATTACATGATCATGAACAAAATGGAAGAATACACTCCAGACATGGATCAAATGTTATTCATACTTCCTCTTACAGGATCAACTTTTAAGAAAGTTTATTTTGATCCAGTAATGAATAGAGCTTGTGCTAAATTTATAAAAGCCGAAGATTTAGTCGTACCTTACAATGCAACAGATTTATCAGATGCAAGTAGAATTTCTCAGATCGTACAAACATCAGAAAATGATTTAAGAAAATTACAAGTTTCGGGATTCTATAGAGACATAGATCTTCCGAGACCAGTTTATAAACAGGATAAAGTCCAAGAAAAGATTTATGAACTGGAAGGTGTGTCCGCAAATGACGGGCGGGATCGTGGTGGGTTATATAATTTAGTTGAGGTTCATACTAATTTGGATATTCCAGGTTATGAAGATCCAGATGGAATTAAAGTGCCTTACATAGTAACTGTAGATGAGGATTCTAGAAAAATTCTTTCTATTTATAGAAACTACAAAGAAAACGATCCTCAAAAAAAACCAAAACAGTATTTTGTACATTATAAATTTTTACCAGGCCTTGGGTTCTATGGTTTTGGATTAATACATATGATTGGTGGTTTATCTAGAACTGCAACTTCTGCATTGAGACAATTGTTAGATGCAGGAACTTTATCTAATTTACCTGCTGGTTTTAAATCTAGAGGTCTTAGAATTAGAGATGATGCTGAACCATTACAACCAGGTGAGTTCAGAGATGTAGATGCGCCTGGCGGAAACATAAAAGATCAATTTCAATTTTTACCATTTAAAGGCCCTGATCAGACTTTATTTCAATTATTAAATTTCTGTGTTGAATCAGGTAGAAGATTTGCTTCAATCGCTGATATGAAAGTATCTGATATGAATGCACAATCACCTGTAGGAACTACAATGGCGATCCTTGAGCGGGGATCAAAAGTTATGTCTGCTATTCATAAAAGATGTTACTATGCAATGAGACAAGAATTTAAAATGTTAGCGAGCGTATTTGCTGACTATCTACCACCTGAATATCCATACGATGTAGTAGGTGGAAATAGATTTATTAAACAAGAAGATTTTGATGACAGAATAGATGTAATTCCAGTAGCGGATCCTGATATTTATTCTATGACACAAAGAATACAAGTTGCTCAAGCTGAATTACAACTTGCACAATCTAATCCAGCGATGCATGATGTTCATGAAGCTTATAAAAGAATGTACCAAGCTTTAGGAGTAAAAAATATAAATGGTATTTTAAAACCACCACCTGAACCACCTAAACCTTTAGACCCTGCAATTGAAAATACAGGTGCACTACAAATGATTATTCCAAAAGCATTTCCTCAACAAGATCATGAAGCACATATTCAAGCACACATGGCTTTTATGACTTCAAGAATGGTACAAGTAAATCCACAAATATATGGATTACTTCAAGGACATATAATGGAACATGTATCATTACAAAGTAAACAAGAAGTGTTACAACAGTTCAACCAAAACCCAGCAATGGTTGAAATGCAAACTGCTGATGAAGAAGCCTTTACAATAGAATTTGATAATGCAGTTGCTAAAAGAATTGCACAAAGAATACAAGAATTAGTAGCAATGGAGCAACAATTTACTGCACAACAAAATAAAGATCCTCTTTTAGCTTTGAAACAAAAAGAATTAGATTTAAGAGCAATGGATATTCAAAGAAAAGCTACTGAAGAAGCACAAAAAATGGATTTTGAAACAAATAAATTTAGTGCACAACAAACTTTAGCTGAAGATAAACTTAATTTGAATGAAGAATTGGGTAGAAAAAGAATAGAACTGCAAGAAGAGAAGATGGAACAGGAAAATAACAATGATTCTGAGAGATAAAGGTAAAAAATCAGGGCCTCCACCAAAAAAAGGGCCAATGCCACAGGGTTTTAGTGGACAAAAAATGAAAAATGGTGGAAAAATAACCAAAAAAACGGAAAAAAAGAAAAAATAGGAGCATTTATGTGGTTATCAGCAATAAAATTAGCAGTTTCTGCAGGAAGTAAGATTTATGCTAACAAACAACGTACAAAAATGGCAATGTCAGATGCGCAATTGATGCATGCTACTAAGATGGCCCAGGGTGAGGAAGCTTACCAGGGAAAATTGCTTGAAGCTCGACAGTCAGACTGGAAAGACGAGGCGGTACTCATAATTTTAAGTTTGCCCGTGTTGGTGCTAGCTTGGGCGGTCGTATCGGACGATCCGACGGCGATGGACAAGGTAAAATTGTTTTTTGAGATGTTCTCACAGCTCCCTTCATGGTTCACAAATTTATGGATTCTTGTCGTGGCGAGCATTTACGGTATAAAGGGTACACAAATCTTCCGTAATGGAAAAAAATAGTGGACTTTGAAACAATAAAATACATCAAGACTAAACTGCTTGAACCTAAAAAAGCAAGACTCAAAGATAAAGTTGTAATTGGTGTTGACAATTGGGACGAATATAAATATATAATAGGACAGATCAGATCCATAGAGGATCTGCAACAAGACCTAACGGACTTGTTCAAAAAACAGGAGCTACATGACGATAATAACGCCGAAGGCGCAGGAGACTAAAAATGGAAGTCTTCTCAATGCTTACAAAACTAAGGAAGAAGTAGAAAAACTTTACTTACATTCCGATTCCATAGACAAAAAAGCCGTAGAAAAATTACCTCAACCAACTGGATGGAGAATGTTAGTTCTTCCATACTCAGGCCCTAAAAAATCTAAGGGTGGTTTAGTATTTTCAGATGAGACCCATGAGAGAATTCAAATGACAACTGTTTGTGCATTGGTTCTTAAATTAGGATCTCTTTGTTATTCAGACAAAGAAAAATTTGGAGATAAACCGTGGTGTAAAGAAGGTGATTGGATTATCTTCGGTAGATATGCAGGAAGCCGTTTCAAAATTGATGGTGGTGAAGTGCGTATCTTAAACGATGACGAAGTTATCGCTAAAATCAGTAATCCAGAGGATATACTGCACACTTATTAAGGAGCTAAAAGATGGTAAAAGATAAATATGGTTTAGACACTAGTGAAGTAGAACTTGACACTTCAGGAGTAGAAGAAAAAGAAGTTACAATTGAAGAGAAAAAAGTTGAGTCTAAAGAACCTGTAATTCCGAAGTTTGAAGTTGAACCAGACGGTACAGCTGTAAATGAACATAAAGACGACAAGATAGAAGTTGTTCAAGCAGAAGATACTGAGGAAGAACCTAAAAAAGAAGATCAAAAAGATTCTCAAGACTTAAATAAATATTCCGAAAGCGTAAAAGGAAGAATAGGAGATCTTACTAGAAATTGGAGAGAATCTCAAAGAAGAGAAAAAGCAGCTTTAGAATACGCTAAAGGCATTCAAAAAAAAATTGATGATATGCAAAAACGTTTTCCTAAGTTAGAGGAAAATTATTTATCTGAATTTGAAAAAAGAATTAATTCAGATTCTGCTGACGCATCTAGAGCACTTCAACAAGCAATCGATTCAGCTGATTCTGGAGCAATTGCTAAAGCTAATGAAAGAATAGTTCAATTAAGTATTGAAAAAGAAAGATTAGCTAATACAAAATACATGCGTGAGCAAGAAGCTGAGCAAGTCAAAAATCAACCGCAGGAAACACAACCTCCTGAAATTAAAGCCTCTCCCAAAGCACAAGCTTGGGCTGAGAAAAATGAATGGTTTATGAATGATAATATCATGACTACTGCCGCACTCGAAATTGATAAACAAATCAAGGGTGAGGGTATTGCGGGAGACACAGATGCATATTATAATGAATTAGATAAACGACTGACGGAATATTTTCCTCAGAAATTTACTAAGCCCGAAACTGCAGGCACTGTAGTTGAGGAACCTAGACAGGAGCAAAAGAAACCCGTCCAAACTGTTGCTTCTGCTGTTAGAAATCAAAATGGACGCAGAACTGTGAAACTCACCAAGTCACAGTTGGTAATCGCTAAAAGATTAGGGGTGCCACCTGAAGAATACGCGAAATATGTTAAATAAAGGAGCTAAATATGAGTGAAGAAAATAAAAGAGTTTCGCGCGAGTCAGATCAAAGAACAAAAGATGTTCGTAAAAAGGTCTGGACTCCACCGTCAAGTCTAGATGCGCCTCCGCCACCGAAAGGTTATGTCCATAGATGGCTGAGAGCTACTTCAATGGGTTTTGAAGACACTGGAAACATGTCTAAGAAACTTAGAGAGGGCTGGGAATTAGTTAGAGCAGATGAGTTGTTAAAACAAATCGGTCCTAATGATTTTCCTGTCATGAGTAGTGGAACACACGAAGGCGTAGTTGGGGTTGGGGGCCTATTGTTGGCTAGGATACCAGAAGAGATTGTGGAATCGCGTAAAGATTACTTTAGATCCAAGACCAAAGGTCAGATGGACGCGGTAGACCATGATTTAATGAAGGAGCAACGACCAGAGATGCCTATCAATATTGATAGACAATCTCGAGTAACCTTCGGAAGTGGAACTAAAAAATAATTTTTTAGTGACTACCAAGGGGTTATTAAACTAACAACTAACAAACTAAGGAGTAACAACCATGGCTAATCAAAGTGGTAACTTTGGCTTGAGACCGTCTAGAATGTTAGGAGGAACACCGTTTAATAACTCACAAAACAGATACAGAATATTGAAGAACTACGGTACTGCAATATTCCAAGGTGACTTAGTTAAAGCAGTCTCTAATGGAACAATCGAAAGAGCTGGCGTAACTGATAACCCTGTTGTTGGAGTTTTTAATGGAGTCTTCTATACAGACCCGACTTCTCAGAAGCCTACGTTCAAAAATCATTATCCTGGCACAATAAGTGCTAACGATATTATTGCGAACGTTATTGACGATCCAAATGTAGTTTATGAAATAAAATCAGATGGCAGTTTTGCAACTGGACATTTGTTTGCAAACTACAAGATCGTTGCAACAGCTGGCGACACTAATTCAGGACAATCTAGAGAAGCTTTAGATGAAACAACTGCGGACTCTTCGTCTACATTTGTTTTACAAGCAATTGATATTTCTCAAGATCCTGAGAATAGTGATCAAACAACATCAAACGTAAACGTACTCGTTAGAATCAATGCTCACCAATACAAAGGTGGAGTAGTTGGTTTAACGGCGTAATAAGGAGAAAATAACTATGGCTATATCACGAGCACAACTAGTTAAAGAACTAGAGCCAGGTTTGAATGCCTTATTCGGCCTGGAGTATGATAGATACGAAAATGAACACGCAGAAATCTTTACTACAGAATCTTCTGACAGAGCTTTCGAAGAGGAAGTTATGTTATCAGGCTTCGGTGGTGCACCAACTAAAACAGAAGGTGCTGCTGTAACATTTGACGATGCAAAAGAAAGTTTCACTGCAAGATATACGCATGAAACTATCGCTTTAGCATTTGCTGTTACAGAAGAAGCAGTAGAAGATAATTTGTACGACAGATTAGCTGCTCGTTACACTAGAGCATTGGCAAGATCAATGGCTAACACTAAACAAGTGAAAGCTGCAGCTGTTCTTAACAATGGTTTCGACACTGCTAATGGCGGTGACGGACAACCTCTATTATCTAATGCACACCCGCTTGTAGCAGGTGGTACATTTAGAAACGAGTTGCAAACTGCTTCAGATCTATCTGAGACATCATTAGAACAGTCGTTAATTGACATTGCGGCTTTCGTTGATGAAAGAGGAATGAAAATCGCTACTCAAGGTAGAAAATTGATAATTCCAAAAGAATTACAATTTACTGCTGAGAGAATCTTAAAGTCACCTTTAAGAGTCGGTACTGCTGATAATGACATCAATGCGATACAGAACATGGGAATGATTCCAGAAGGTTATAGAATCAACCATTTCTTAGCTGACACTGATGCATTCTTCATCATGACTGATGCACCTAATGGAATGAAACATTTCGTTAGAGCACCATTAAGAACTGCAATGGAAGGTGATTTTGACACTGGCAACATGAGATTCAAAGCTAGAGAAAGATACAGCTTCGGCTTTTCTGACCCTAGAGGAATCTTCGGTTCACCAGGCGCAGCGTAATTTTTAATTACCTAACTATTTAAAAGGGGCGGAGTTTACTCTGCCCCTTTTTTTATATATACTCAAAAGACCTAGAAAAATTTATTATGTCGACTGGCTAGGCAGACGGTATAGAGACGACATAACTAACGCTATACAAAGGAGAATATTATGGCAAATACTACATTTAGCGGACCAGTACGATCGGAAAATGGTTTTATTGGAGCTAATAAAAATGCAACTACAGGTACATTCACAAATGTCTTTGAAATAAATTCATCAGGTGCCTACACAGGTACAAAACTTGTTGGACAAGGAACTGCAGACGTAATCGTAGCAGCAACAGCTGGAACAACTGAGGTAACATTTTCTCAGCCAGATAATTCTATCATTACTTCTATTGATATTGTTTGTACTTCTGCACCTACTTTAACAGGAGCGGGTGACATTGGTTTTAAAGTTGGTACTGCAACAGGTGGAGCGCAATTAGTTGCGGCTGTGACTGATGCTATCTTAGATGGGGGAACAACTGTTCCTGCAGGAGCTGGTTACAATTTAACGTTGATCAATACAACAGGTACATCAACAAAAACTGTTTCTCCAGCGGCTAACGTTTCAGGTGCAGCAAGAAATATTTTCTTGCAAATTACAAATACTGTAAACGCATCAGCAAGCGGTAACATGAGATTTATTATAAACGTACAACAGTTCTAATAAATTAAATTTACGGCTCTCTTCGGAGAGCCGTTATTAAGGAGCACAAATGAGTTATAAAAGTGATATACAAGCTACTAGATCAACTACTGCTGCAGGAGCAACTCCAATTATCTCTCAACCTATTAGATTAAGAGGAATTATAATTGCATCCGATGGCACAGGAGCAGGATTATTAGAGTTGAGTACCACATCTAATGCAGGGGAGACCCTTTTTATTGGTGATGTACCAAGTGGAGATGTGATTAACTTTTCTTTTCCTGAAGACGGTATAGTTTTTCCAAAAGGAATTTTTTGTAAAACAAAAACTAAAGTTACAGCTTATACCTTACTAACTGATAAATTCTCAGGTAAAAGGCTAACTGTCTAGGAGTTTAAATGAGTAATGTAGGCATACAATCTAAAGGCACTAGTCCTATTTTGTTGAAAGATGGAGGTATGCCTACAAGAAGAAAATCAGCGGGTAATTATCGTTCTACAAAATCAGGAGCAGGTATGACACAAAAAGGTGTCATGGCTTACAGAAGAAAAAATCCAGGTTCTAAATTAAAAACAGCTGTAACTGGTAAAGTAAAACCAGGTTCAAAAGCTGCTAATCGTAGAAAATCTTATTGTGCTAGATCATTAGGACAATTAAAACGAGCATCAGCAAAAACAAGAAATGATCCTAATTCTAGAATTAGACAAGCGAGAAGGAGATGGAAATGTTAGATCAACTCAAAGAAATTTGGCGAAGAATTAACGCAAAAATAATAGCCACACCTAATGAAATGCATGGAATTATTTTATTGTTGATTTTGATAACACTAATACTAAAATAATATATGAATGGCTTATCTAAATGCAAATATACCACCCATATATTGTAAAGTAAAAAAGGAGTACCTTTATGATCTTAAAGAACATCATGGAAAAAGTGAAGAATGCGTGGTCTTCGGTATCACATCTATTACAGGTCGTGCAATCTTATTTAATATTATGTTACCAAATGGTGCATGCTTTTGGCGTTTGCCTATCGCAGCGTTTTTCCAAAAATCGTATGATAGAGCCACTGTGCCGAATATGCAGACGCACGAATTGGAATTGTGGAACTGTTTTAGCTACTATCCTAGTGTCCATTGCTTTGATTGGTTGGATGGTTTAAAAGGTAAATTTCTAGGTCTAGATAAAAAATTCTATCATGGAGAATATTTATTTACGATTGATTGGGGTCATCCAGAAAATAACATTCTTAATACAGAACATTCTGAAATACCTCAAGAACATAAGTGTGCGCATATATTGGCTCTTGCTAACGGCAATTATGCAGCTCAGCCTAATAATCGTATTTTGTGGCACGTTAATAGTTATACTACTGATAACAGCTGGCCAGACTATAAAGTTCAAACCACCGTTTGGGATGCAGAAAATAATGATATGGTTACAGAAGATACGGACAAAATGTTTTACTCAATGGAAGAAAAAATAAAAGCGGAGGATATTACATACGAATGATAGATAAATGGATATATAAATTTTTTGGTGCACTAGACAAGTTTGTACTATTTGTGGATAATCTAGTTCAACGTATGAACGAGATAAACATGAATTATTACTTTACAGGTATTCTGATCGTAATGTTAGTTCTCCTTGCTTTCTGTGGGGGACCACATGTCCAATAAACCATTAAAAATTTCTGAACATGCTGCCGTGCAAATGCCGATGAAAACGGTTGCTTCATTGATTATGATGGTTGCAATTGGAACCTGGGCTTACTTTGGCCTTCATGAGACTCTCAACCAACACTCAACAAAAATAGAGTTAATGCAAAAAGATTTAGAGGCTAACTCTGAGTTTAGAATTAAATATCCAAGAGGTGAGTTAGGTCAGTCAAGTGGAGAAGCGGAGCTCTTCATGTTAGTGGAGCATATCGCAGGATTATTAGAGGACGTAGATGAAGAAGTAAAGAGCATGAGAAACAATGCAGTTAATATAGAATTTTTACAAGAGAGAACAAAAAAACTTACAGAGGACGTAGAAAAGTTAATTAGAAATGGGAGTGGACACTGATGATTGAATTAGTTTTTGCACTTTTATTAATACAAGATCATAAAATTATAGAACACTTACATATGGACAGCCTTTCAAAATGTCTTAAAGCCAAACGTTATGCTATGAAGGACAAAAGTCCTACCGATAGAGTCGTATACAAATGTTTACAGTCTAAGGCTAAAGTAGAAATATACATGGGTCAGAAAAAAATAACCTCTTTAATATTGGAGTAGTAATGAATTTAAGTCGTAATTTTAATTTACAAGAATTAATTAAATCAGATACAGCTATACGTAAGGGAATTAATAACAATCCAAATGCTGGTCAAATAGAAAAATTAAAATCACTGTGTGAAAATATTTTACAACCCGTTCGAGATCATTTTGGCAGAGTTAAAGTAACTAGTGGATTCCGTTCTCCTGAGTTGTGTGCGGCTATAGGATCGAGTTTAAATAGTCAACATTCAAAAGCAGAAGCTGCAGATTTTGAATGTATAGGGACCGACAATGCTGAATTAGCTGACTGGATTTATTCAAACTTAGAATTTGATCAATTAATACTTGAGTTCTATACTCCAGGTGAGCCAAATAGTGGGTGGATACACTGCAGCTATACTCCCGATCAACCAAGAAAACAATTCTTGCATGCGTTTAAATTAGAAGGTAAAACTAAGTACAAACCAATTATAGGAAAAGCAACCAATTTAGTTTAATGCCAATATCCAGATCACAAATACCAAAAGAAGTTGAAGGCAAATTAAGAGGTGCTAGAAAAGGATCCAATGATAAGAGGAGACAGTTCAAATTACGAACTTCTAAAAAAATGGTGCGAAACAGTTCCCGTCCACAATTCAAAAAATAGATTTTATTCTTGTGAAATAGGAGTCCGAGAGGGCCTTGGTTCTAAAATTATAATGGACGCTTTTAATGAAAGATTAAAAGGTCTTCGTTATATGCATTTTGGAATAGATCCCTATAGTAATTTAAATTATCAACATTACGATAAATCTGCTTCATATACTTGTGATTATACAGATGAAATGGCAGAACAAATGGTTAAAGATTTTGAAGACTATCCTATGTTCAACTTTATTAAAATGACTGATACTGAGTTTATGAATGAGAACGGTCATTTAGATGGTTTTAACTTTGTTCATTTTGATGGACCACACATGACAAAAGATGTTCTTACAGAAGCTATTTGGTTTGCAAATAGATCAATAAAAGGGACTAGATTTGTTTTTGATGATTACCCTAAATATGACATGGATTTAATTCACATGGTTCTTTTTAAATATGGTTTTACTATAATAGAATCTGGTTCAAATAAAATATGCCTAGAAAGAACCCAATAGCCAAAAGTCTACGGACTAGACGATATAGACCGAAAGTGATAAAGTCTAAGAAAGTTTATAACAGGAGCAAACATAAAAATGACCAAATTGTGCCCGAGAGGTAAAGCAGCAGCAAAGAGAAAATTTAAGGTTTATCCGTCCGCATACGCGAATGCATATGCAAGCAAAATTTGTGCTGGAAAAGCAAAAGATCCATCAGGCGTTAGAAGAAAAGATTGGGGCCCTAAGAAAAAAAAAGATGGTGGGGAAATAAAAATTCAAAAAGTAGCTAAAGCTTTACACAAAGCATCAGGCTTACATAAACAACAAGCTAAAACTTTAGACTCTATCAAAAAAGCTGACGGTGGCATGATTGATATGACTAAGATGAAATATGTCTAAGCAAGGAACGTGTTGGGATGGATATGTCCAAAAGGGCATGAAGAAAAAAGGAAAGAAAATGGTTCCTAATTGTGTCCCTGCAGGCATGAAAGAAGGTGGATTAACTAAGTGGTTTAATCAAAAATGGGTCGATATAGGATCAAAGAAAAAAGGTGGAGGATATAAGGAATGTGGAAGAAAATCTGCAAGTGGATCAAAAAGAAAATACCCCAAATGCGTACCTGCTGCAAAAGCAAACCGAATGACAGAATCGCAAAGGCGTTCTGCTGTTGCACGAAAAAGATCAGCGGGTAACCCTGGTGGAAAGCCAACTAACGTTGCTACCTTTGCAAAGAAACAATGTGGTGGTATAATAAATACAACAAAGTACAAAATTTTATAGGAGAATAAAATGCCAAGACGAGAAGGTTTAAGACCAATAGGAGATTCAGTAAAAAAAATTATTGAAAAAATTCGTAAAGAACGTGAAGAACGTCAAAATAGAAATAAACCTGTTAGAACTCAACCTAAACTTCCTGGTATGAAAAAAGGTGGTGGAGCTGACGCAAGTATACCTACTGCAAAAGAATATGCTAATTTTTTAAAGGATCAAGATATATTTTCCAAGGCAGATATTCAAAGAGCAAAAAAAAGATTAAGTACAGAAACAGGCAGAAAAGTAGCAAGATTTCAAATGAACCAAGAAAAACAAAGAATAGAAACAAAAAAAGCAGATGATAAAGTAAAAGCTTCTTTAAGAGAAATTTCTGCAAGAGGTATGAAAAAAGGTGGTGCAATAGAACCTGAATATACTGTAAAACAAGAGGTAAAAGATAGACTCAAAAAAGAAAATCCTAAAACAAGTTTTTTAATGTTAGGTCTTTCTCCTGTTACTCAATATAGAAAATATAAACACAGACAAAATATTAAAAAAGAAAGAGCAAGAGATGAGGCTAAAGTTAAAAAAACAGATGGTATGAAAAAAGGCGGAGATGTAAAAGGATATATGTCAGGTGGCTTTGGTATATTTTCTAAAAAGAAAGCTAAAGCTGATGAGCCTAAAAAAGAATCTCAAGCAGAAAAGAAAAAAAGAAGATTAGAAGAATTAAAAAAAGAGATGGGTATGAAAGACGGAGGAAAAGTGAAAAAAAGAGAAGGTGGACGTGGACGTAAACCTAGACCTAGATTGGGAGTTCCTGGATTACCAGAAAGACCTAGACCTACACCTAGACCTGGTCCTCCTGGTAGAAAACCACCAAGAAAAAAACAAGATAATAGTGATAGACCTAAAGGTTTTGAATTAAAATATCCTGATCGTCCATCATCTCCTGGAAATCCTGTAGTAGTGTATTCTGTTAAAACAGGTGCTTTAATTGGTGGTCAAAAAAAACTTGATGCAAACAAGGACGGTAAAATTTCTGGAGATGATTTTAAAATCTTAAGAGGTAAAAATAACAAAATGAAAGGTGGCGGAATCGCTATCAGAGGAACTAACTTTAAAGGAGTATACTAATGAAACACGATAAAATAAAAATGCATAAAAAAATGGCTATGTCTGGTAAATCACCTGTGGGTAAAATGGGTGGAGGTATGATGAAACCTACTGGTTATAAAAAAGGTGGAAGTGCAAAAAAACCAGTTACAGTTAAAGAGATTACACCTAAAGGAAAAAAAGGTGTTTTAATTTTTAAAGGTAAAGCAAAAGATTACAAACCTGTTGGTAAAAAATAAAAAGGATATGTTTAAATGGCTACGTCAGGAACTACAGCATTTGATTTGTCAATTGATGACATAGTAGAAGAGGCTTATGAAAGATGTGGTCTGTCAACTAATTCTGGTTACGATTTAAAAAAAGCTAGAAGAGGATTAAATGTTTTGTTTTCTGAGTGGGGAAACAGAGGCGTTCATCTTTGGAAAGTAGAAAAACAAACACAAACTTTAACTTCAGGTACCGCAACATACACTACTCCTACATCTACTAATGATGTTTTAGAAGCATATATTTCGACTGCATCAGCACCAGGAACTAATGTTACAGATGTTACTTTATCTAAAATAGATAGATCTACATATGCAGCTTTACCTAATAAAGGATCTACAGGTCAACCATCACAATATTATGTGGATCGACAGACTACACCAACAATAACACTATATTTAACACCAGATGCATCTACTTATACACATTTACATTATTACACATTAAAAAGAATTGAAGACGCGGGAGCTTACACTAATAATCCAGATATACCTTTTAGATTTCTACCTTGTATGATTTCTGGACTAGCTTTTTATTTATCTTTGAAATACTCACCAGAAAGAACACAAGCTTTAAAAATGTATTACGAGGATGAACTTAAAAGAGCTTTAGATGAAGATGGTCAAAGAGCTTCTTTGTTTATTTCACCAGCTAACTATTATCCAACGAGGAACTAATGGCACGATTCGCAAGAGGTAAAAATTCATTAGCTATATCTGATCGTTCTGGTCAAGCTTTTCCATATACTGAGATGGTAAAAGAATGGAATGGTTCTATCGTCCATATTTCAGAGTTTGAACCTAAACATCCACAACTTACGCCTAAAGTTTATGGTGCTGATCCTCAAGGGTTACTGGATGCTAGACCACAAAAACCTGATTTAACATCTAGTTTTACTTTATACATAAATAACAATCCAAATAATGATCCTTTAATTAACAGTTACAGTATGATACCTTCTTCAAGTGATAATATCTTAGGTACACCATTAACTAGTTTTTCTGCTCAAATGTCAGTTGGAAATGTAACAGTGGAAATATCATAATGGCAATTACACATTCTAATTTTTTAACACAGGTAAGAAACTATACAGAAGTAGATTCAAACGTATTGAGTGATTCAATATTAGATCAATTTATTAGAAATGTAGAATTAGACGTTGCAGGTCAAGTAGATTATGACGATACTAGAAAATATGCTACATCCTCATTCACTGCTAATAAGAGATATCTTGTAACTCCTGCTGATTTTTTAATTATTAGATCTCTTCAAGTATTTGCTTCTACATCAATTACTTCTGCACGTACTTTTATGGAAAAAAGAGATAGTAGTTTTATTACTGAATACAATTCAAGTAGTGCAACTGGTCAACCAAAATATTACGCTAATTGGGACGCTACTACTATTGTAGTTGCTCCAACACCAGATATCGCCTACGCAACACAACTAAATTATATTGTAACTCCTCCTCATTTTAACAGTACTACAACTACTTACTTATCAGATTATCAAGAATCAATGTTGTTACATGGAGTTTTAGCTGAGTCATTTTCTTTTCTAAAAGGCCCCTTGGATATGTACAATTTATACAAAAACAAGTATACTGAGGAATTAAAAGCTTTTGGTATCCAACAAATGGGTAGAAGAAGAAGAGCAGAATTCGATGATGGCGTTCCTAGAGTAAAAGTACCGTCACCATCACCATAAAAAAGGAGTTAAAACATGGCAATAACAACAAACGCAATATGTAATTCATTTAAAAAAGAATTACTTGAAGGAAAACACGACTTTGCACAAACTAGTGGAGATCAATTTAAATTAGCATTATATACTAGCTCAGCAACATTAGGTAAATCAACAACTTCATTTACAACGGACAACCAAGTAAATGCTTCAGGACAATATACATCAGGCGGTGGTAAATTAGCTAAAGGAAGCCAAAATACATCTGTAGCATCAGATGTTGCTATTGTTGATTTTGGTAATAGATCATTTACTGGGGTTACACTTGTAGCTAGAGGTGCATTAATTTATAACACCTCAAACTCAAACTCATCTGTTTGTGTTTTAGATTTTGGTGGAGATAAAACTGCAACTGCAGGAACATTTACAATTCAATTCCCTGCATTTACAACATCTGCTGCAATATTAAGAATTAGTTAGGAGGGTGCATGGCTCTTGTCATTAACGATAGAGTTAAAGAGACAAGCACTACCTCGGGAACGGGAACGTTAAACCTTGCTGGTGCTTCACAAGACTTTATAACATTTGTAGCTGGAGTAGGTACAACTAATACTACGTATTACTGTATCACGGAAACAGGTTCAGATAAGTTTGAAGTTGGTATCGGTACAGTAACCGATGCTTCTCCAGACACTCTATCAAGAGACACAGTGATAAGTAATTCATCAGGAAACACATCTAAAATTAGTTTTGGATCAGCTGAAAAAGAAGTATTTTGTACTGTTCCTGCTAAAAAAGCAATGTCACCAGTAATGGAAGCTACAGGTTATGTTGTAACTCATGCATCAACTTTAGATGAGGTTCAAACAATGGACTCAGGTGTATTAGCAGGTCCAGTAACTATTACAGGTACACAAACTATAACGGGAACATTGGTAATTATTTAATGAGCAAGATAGAAGTAAATGAAATAGACGCACAAACAGGTAATACAATTACTGTAGGCTCAGCTTGTAAATCAGTTGCAGTTCCAGGTAATGTTGTAAAAACAAATGCTGTTCAAGCATCTGACGCTGGTAATATTATTAGTCAGTCAGGTACAACAATTACAATAGGTGCTTCTGGGGACACGGTATCGCTTTCAAGTGGAGCTTCTCAATCAGGATTTGGTAGATCAGGAACAGTAGATTGGCAAACAGGATCAATTAAAACAGCTACATTCACTGCAGCTAATGGTGAAGGTTATTTTGCAGACACATCAAGTGGAGCATTCACAATGAATTTACCAGCAGGTACAGCAGGAAATATTGTTTCTGTTGTTGATTATACAAATACTTTTCAAACAAATAATTTAACAGTTACACCAAATGGTTCACAAAAAATAGGTGGAAATGCTGCAAGTTCAATTTTATCAACACAAGGTCAATCAGTTACTCTTGTTTATGTAGATGATACAGAAGGTTGGAAAAACGTACAAGATTCAACCTCTAATGTAGTAGGAACAGTTGATTTTATATCAGCGTCAGGTGGAACTGAAACTAATTCACCTTGTGGTAATTATAAAATTCATACTTTTACAGGACCTGGTACTTTTACAGTATCTGCTGTTTCTAATGTATGTGCTGCAAGAAACACAGTAGGTTATTTAGTTGTAGCTGGCGGTGGGGGTGGAGGCCATTCCCACGGTGGTGGTGGTGGAGCTGGTGGTTTTAGAGAAGGTAGAAATGCTCCAATAGATAATTTTACAGCGTCTCCTTTAGTAGCGAACGCACCAACAAATGCTGTTACAGTAACAGCATCGGCCTTTCCTATTACAGTAGGTGCTGGTGGAACTGCACCTGGAAACTGTCAACAAGCTAAAGGTTCTAATTCAACTTTTTCAACAATAACATCTACTGGTGGTGGAAGTGGAGTAGGAGGTAGCCAAGCTGGTCAACCTGGTGGTTCAGGCGGTGGAGCTGGAGGTCAAGGTGGACCTGGTGGTGGTAATGGAAACACACCTTCTGTTACTCCTGCTCAAGGTACAAATGGCGGATGTGCACCAAATCCAGATGCTGCTGCAGGTGGTGGTGGTGGAGCAGTCGATGCAGGTAGTCCTGGTGGACCAAGATGTGTTCCTGGTGGTGATGGTGGTGATGGAACAGCAACAAGTATTACAGGATCTTCAGTTACAAGAGCTGGTGGCGGTGGTGGAGGAAATGGAGGAGCTCCAGGACCTACAGTTGGTGGAGGAGGTGGACCTGGTGGTGGAGGAAATGGTGGGGGAATTCCATTTGATTCATCTGCAGGAACTGCAAACACTGGCGGTGGCGGTGGAGGAGGAGCTAACCCTGCTATTGGTGCAGGAACAACTGCTAGAAACGGTGGCTCAGGTATAGTAATAATAAGGTACAAATTTCAATAATTATGACAAGTAAAATAAAAGTAGATAATATAGCAAATCAAAGTGATTCGAACATTGTTAATAAATGTTCAACTACAATTACAGTCGGAACAGGAAGTGATACAACAACTTTTCCTGGTGCTGCAGTTGTAACTGGTAATGTAACTGGAGCAAATGTAATTGCATCAGGTAATGTTGTAAAATCTAATGCATATCAAGCATCTGATGGAGGAGTAATTATAAGTCAATCAGGAACTACTATAACACTTGGAGCAAGCGGAGATACTATTCAACTCGCTTCTGGTGCAACAAATAGTTTAGGTGGTGGTATTCAATGGGAGACTACACCAAAAACTGCTAATTTTAATGCAAGTGCAGGCGAAGGTTATTTTGTAGATACTTCATCTAACGAGGTAATAGTAACTTTACCAACAGGTGTTGCTGGAGAATCAGTAACTATTTTAGATTATGTATCAAACGCAAATACAAATGCTATTATTTTTGCCCCACAATCTGGAGAAAAAATTGAAGGTACAGCAGCTGGTCAAGGTGTTACTGCAAATAGACAAGCAACAACATTAACTTATTCAGGTGCTACTCAAGGTTGGTTAGTATCAAGCGCTGGAGATTCAGGACCAATAGTAGCTCCAACAATTGCTTTTACTACTGCATCAGGATCTTTAGGTTCAATCGCAGGACCAACAGAAAGAGCAGCTCCTAATTCAAATTTATCTCCTATAACAGGTACAACTACATTTGGTACAATAGGTTATTCTATACAATCAGGTAGTTTACCCGCAGGTTTAACTATTAATTCATCAACAGGTGCTTTTGTTGGAACTGCTACTGAACAATCTTCTACAACAACTTCAAATTTTACAGTTCGAATTACAATTACAGAAACAGGAACTACATCAGATAGAGATTTTTCAATTACAGTCAATCCAGATGCATTATATGTTGCAGCATCAGGTGGAACAGTTACAACATCAGGAGATTTTAAAATTCATACATTTACAGGCCCTGGAACATTTACTGTATCTTGTGGAGGAAATTCAGCAGGATCAAATTCAGTAGATTATTTAGTAGTAGCTGGTGGCGGTGGCGGTGGAGGAGATGGAGCTGGTGGTGGAGGTGGCGGTGGGTATCGTATTAGCTATCCAAACCCAGGAACGGGTGGTTTACCAGTTTCAGCGCAAGGCTATCCAATTACAGTAGGAGGGGGTGGACCAGCAGCTTATCCAACACCAGGTGCTAATGGTTCAAATTCAGTTTTTAGTTCAATTACATCCACAGGTGGCGGTGGAGGTGGTGGAGGAAATAATTCTCCAAATAGAGCAGGTCAAGCTGGAGGCTCTGGTGGTGGCGGAGGTGCTAGAGGTGGTAGTTCAGGATCTGGAAATAGTCCACCTGTAAGTCCCCCTCAAGGTAATCCTGGAGCAAGTCCTCCAGCTGATACTTCAGGAGGTGGTGGTGGAGCTGGTGGTTCAGCATCAAATCAAAACGGAGGATCTTCAAGTACTTCAGATATTAACGCATCACCCACAGCTAGAGCTGGTGGTGGCGGCGGTGGTGGTGGCCCTGGTGGCCCTGGTGGTTCAAGTGGTGGCGGTGGAGCTTCGGCAGGAACACCTCCTGGTGGGCCAAATGCAAGTAATGCATCAGCTAACACAGGTGGTGGAGCTGGTGGTGGAGGAATGTCTTCCAGAACTGGTGGAAACGGCGGTAGCGGAATTGTTATAATAAGATACAGGTATCAAGCATAGGTAAATTATGAGTGAAGTAAAAGTAAATAAAATTAGTCCAAGAACAAATTGTGGTACAGTCCAGTTAGGAGATAGTGGTGACACTATCACAATTCCTAGTGGTGCAACAATTAATAACCAAGGAACGGCGACAAATTTTGGTCCAACAGGATCAGTATCTTGGCAAACAACAGTTAAGACATCAGGTTTTACAGCAACAGCTGGTGAAGGATATTTTGTAGATACATCAAGTGGAGGGTTTACAGTTAATCTTCCAGCAGGAACTGCGGGAGCAGTAGTTGGTTTTAAAGATTATGCAAATACATTTGATACTGGTAATCTAACTTTAGATTTAAATGGTACAGATAAAGCTGCTGGTTCAACCACTAATCCAAAATTAATTGAAGAAGGTATAGCAGTTACATTAGTTTTTATAGATTCAACAAAAGGTTGGTTAGTAACAGATTCAGGATTACAATCAGAAGCAAATCAAGCAGAATTTATTGCAGCAACAGGTGGGACAGTTACAACCGTTTGTACAAATTTCAAAGTTCATACATTTACAGGACCAGGTACATTTTGTGTATCAGCTGCAGGGAATGCAGCAGGTTCAAACACAGTAGATTATTTAGTTATAGCAGGTGGTGGAGGTGGTGGATTTAATCAAGGTGGTGGCGGTGGAGCTGGAGGTTATAGAGAATCATCAGGCGCAGCATCAGGAAGTTATGCAAAATCACCTTTAGGTGCTTGTGTAGCTGCTTTACCAGTATCAGCAACAGCTTATCCAATAGTAGTCGGTGCAGCAGGTGCTGGAAGTAGTAATACTTTATTTCAAGGAGCTGATGGAAGTGTTTCTACTTTTTCAACAATAACATCAACAGGTGGTGGAGGTGGTGGATCAGAAGGACCAGGAGGTCCTGGTGCTCCTCAAAGACCAGGTGCTGATGGTGGTTCAGGTGGTGGTGGATCAGGACAAGGTCAGCCTGGAACAGGTGGATCAGGTAATACTCCTCCAGTTAGTCCACCTCAAGGAACAGATGGTGGAATTAATAATACAGGTGGCCCTGGTTATGGAGGTGGCGGTGGCGGTGGTGCAACTGCAGTAGGATCTAATGGGCTTACTTCAAAAGGTGGTAATGGTGGAGCAGGAGCAACAAGTTCAATTAATGCAACTCCAACTGCAAGATCAGGTGGTGGCGGAGGTGGTTCTTTAGGAGATCCAGGAACAGCCCCAGGTGGTTCTGGCGGTGGTGGAGATGGAGCAGGAACTCCAGGCCGAGCTGGATCAGCAGGAACAACTAATACTGGCGGCGGTGGTGGTGCAGGTTCTGCTAGTCCAACTTCAGCAGGTTATAATGGTGGATCTGGAATTGTAATAATAAGATATAAATTCCAGTAGTTGAAGAAACAAAATTTATAATATATAATAGGAGATAATTATGGCACATTTTGCAAAACTAGGAGCTAACGGAAAAGTTATTCAAGTATTAACACTTGATAATAAAGATATGTTAAATGCTGATGGAGTAGAAGACGAAGCAGTAGGTCAACAATATTTAGAACAACACAATAATTGGCCTGCACAAATGTGGATTCAAACTTCATACAATACATCAGGTAATCAACATAAAGATGGTGGTACACCTTTTAGAGGAAATTATGCAGGTATAGGTTATACTTGGGATGAAGATGATCAAATCTTCTGGCCTAAAAAACCATATGCATCTTGGGTAAAACATAATGATTCAGCTTCTTGGAAATCACCGATAGGTGATCCTCCAGCATTGACTGAAGAACAAACTTCACAAAACGAAGCAGGTACTCATGAATGGGATTACGTTTGGAATGAAGATAACACAACTTGGGATTTGACAGACATCAAAGCATAATTTATATACGGTGGTGGTATGCAAAAGAATGTTTTAAGTGAACAAAGTTTATTCTTTGGCGATGTTGATATGCCAAAAGGTTTTGAGATAGACCAAGAAAAACTTACTAACGATATTTTACAATCATCATTTACTAATAAACAATTTCCATTCTCAAGAACTTGGGATATGTTAAATACATATATGCGAGACTTTATTGGTCTTGAGTATGGTATTAATTTAGTCAATAAAGATTCTTGGGGTAATATTTATAAACCTAGTCAAGTATCTAAACCTTTATTAAATGTTGATCCAGTAGATCTTCGAAACTCACCTGACTTTACAATGCTTTACGGAGTTAAAGTTGATAAGTGTTGGGTAAGAATACATTTTGATGATAACAGAAGAAAAGGAAGAAGTTGGGACATAGAACTTAAAAAAAATATGTTTGTTATGTTTCCATCTACTAATATGTATATTGTATCAAATGATCAAAAAGATTCATTAAACTTTGTGCAAACAATAACTTATGAATATATCTAATTACTACTGGCATTTCCCTGCAGCTCTGACACCAAAATTTTGTGATGATGTAATAGCTTATGCTAATCAACAAGAAGAAACAATGGCAAGAACTGGTGGATATGGTGATAAAGAATTATCTAAAAACGAAGTTAAAGATTTAAAAAGAAAAAGAAACTCTGATTTAGTTTGGTTAAATGATACTTGGATATATAAAGAATTACACCCATACGTTCACGAAGCAAATAGAAATGCTGGTTGGAACTTTGAATGGGATAGAT